GCAGCAAATGATTATTATGAACTTATGTGGAGTTCTACTGACGATCACATTCAAATCAAGGCACGTACCGCAAATGGAGTTGTTCCTGCTATTCCATCAATTATTCTTACAGTAGTCTCTGTATAATTGTTAAATTATAAATACCTAAATGCATACTTATAAAAATGGAAATTGAAGATATTATTTTAAAAGAAGGTGATGCATATCTTTCTAATCCAAACTTAAAGAGAGCAAATACATCAATTCAATTTACAGAAGAACAAATTATTGAGTTCTTAAATTGTAAAGATGACCCTGTTTATTTTGCAAAGAAATACATTAAAATTGTCAACGTTGATGAAGGTCTTATTGGTTTTAATATGTGGCCTTTTCAGGAAAGATTAGTCAATAATTTTCATAAGCACAGATTTAATATCTGTAAAATGCCGCGTCAAGTTGGAAAATGTTTTAGTATAAATACAATAGTAAAGGTGAAGCATAAAATCACCGGAGAAATTGTTGAATTAACTGTCGGAGAACTTTATGAAAAAATCAAGAAAGAAAACAATCCTAACTTGTCTTGATTGTGGAAAGGTTGTGTGTGGCGGAAAGCATTTATCACATCACATCCAAAAAGAACACGGATATAAAAATTATGAAGAATATAAGATTAAATATGAGTTAATTAAAACTGTGGAGCAGTTATTAAAAGAAGGTGCAGTAGAATGTAAAATATGTGGTTTAATAGCACACGACTTAACATCTCATATAACAAGAACCCATAAAATTACAACTAAAGAATATAAAAATAAATATAAACATAATATTAGAAGCGATGATTATATACAAGATCAATCAAATAGAATACTGGGTGATAAGAACCCTGCATATAATCACGGAGGAAAATATTCCCCATTTTCAGATAAATTTATTTACTCCGATAAAATAGATAAAGAAGAACTTATAAAAAAAGTTTCAGAGTCATCTAAAAATAACGGCAATAATAATACAACAATTAAATATTGGATAAAAAAAGGTTTTACCGAAAATGAAGCAAAAGAAAAAATAAGCGAAAGACAATCTACATTCACTCTACAAAAATGTATTAAAAAGTATGGAGAGGAGGATGGTATAAAAATATGGGTAGATAGACAAGAAAAGTGGAAAAACAGTTGCAAAAAAACCAAATGTAATGGATTTTCTAAAATTTCTCAAGAACTATTTTGGAAAATTTATAATAATTTAAATCAAAAAGATTGTATATTTTTCGCACAGTTAGATGAAAATAAAAATCCAGACCATAGTGGTATTAATAATGAATATAGACTAAAGACTTCTCATAGAATGCTTCTTCCAGATTTTATTAATATCAACCTAAAAAAAATAATAGAATTTGATGGAACTTATTGGCACAATAAATATAAAATTACCAATACAAATAGATTGAGGGATAGTGATCGTGATGAAATATTAATTAAATCTGGATATGATGTACTACATATTAAAGAAGAGGATTATAAAAATGATCCAGATGAATGTCTGATAAGATGCTTGGATTTCTTAAATGAATAAGTTTATAGAACAATTTAATTCAAATGATTGGGAAGTTGAGACTCCTTCTGGATGGCAAGATTTTTCTGGTATTGCGAAGACTATAGAATATGATGAATGGATCGTAACCACAGAATTTGGAAAATTTTTAATATGTGCCGATAAGCATATTTTTATAGATAAAAACTGGGATCAAATATTTTGCGAAGACTTAAAAGTTGGTGATGAGATACAAACATCAGACGGTATAGAAAAAATTTCATCAGTAGAGATTACAAAAAATAAGTCTAATATGTATGATTTAGTTGATGTTGGTGGTGGAAACATATACTACACCAATAACATAGTTTCCCATAACACAACAACGGTAGTATCATACTTATTACACTATATTTTATTTAATGATAATGTCAATGTCGGAATTCTGGCAAATAAGGCAACAACATCAAGAGAAATATTAGGAAGATTGCAATTATCGTATGAAAATCTTCCAAAATGGTTACAGCAAGGAGTTATAGTTTGGAATAGAGGATCTTTAGAATTAGAAAACGGATCAAAAATTATTGCCGCATCCACCTCCGCCTCTGCGGTTAGAGGTATGTCTTTTAATATTATTTTCTTGGACGAATTTGCATTCGTTCCAAATCATATTGCAGATGATTTCTTTGCATCAGTTTATCCAACTATTTCTTCTGGTAAAAAATCAAAAGTAATTATCGTATCCACACCAAAGGGTATGAATCACTTTTATCGTATGTGGCACGATGCAGAAAGACATAAGAGTGAGTTTGTTGCTACAGAAGTTCATTGGTCGGAAGTTCCAGGAAGAGATGAGCAATGGAAGGCAACAACCATTGCAAACACAAGTGAAGAACAATTCAGAGCAGAGCATCTTTGTGAATTTTTAGGGTCCATAGGAACACTCATTAATCCATCGAAACTTAAAATATTAGTATATGATGATCCAATAAAAAGAAGTAAAGGACTTGATGTCTATGAAAATCCAAAAGAAGATCATAATTACCTAATTACCGTTGATGTTGCTCGCGGAATTGGAAATGACTATTCAGCATTTGTTGTTTTTGACATCACAAATTTTCCTTACAAAGTCGTGGCGAAATATAAAAATAATGAAATTAAGCCGATGCTATTTCCGGCAATTATTAATGAGGTTGCAAAGGCATATAATAATTCTTGGTTATTAATTGAAGTAAATGATATTGGAGATCAAGTTGCAAATATTCTTCACTTTGATTTGGAATATGACAATATCTTAATGTGTGCAATGAAAGGTCGTGCCGGACAAGTTGCTGGATCTGGATTTAGTGGTAAAAAATCTCAACTTGGAGTTAGAACAACTTCATCTGTTAAAAAGTTAGGATGTTCTAATTTAAAATTATTGATTGAGGACGATAAATTATTCATTACTGATTATGATATTATCAGTGAACTAACAACATTTGCCCAGAGGCATAATTCCTTTGAGGCAGAAGAAGGGTGTAATGATGATTTGGTAATGTGTTTAGTCATTTTTTCTTGGTTAGTTGCTCAAGAATATTTCAAAGAAATGACGGATAATGATATACGAAAAAGATTATATGAAGAACAAAAAAATCAAATCGAACAAGATATGTCTCCTTTTGGATTTATATCAGACGGTTTAGATGATTTTGAAGATTTTATTGAAGAAAAATCAGGGGACAGATGGTTGATTGCATCATCTAGAGAAAATGATAAACCAATAGAAGTTTGGAATGTTGATGAATATGGTGATGTATCGAGTGAATGGAACTATATGTCAAATTATCAATAATCATTTAGAAGGGGAGATTTTTATAAATACTTTTATAATATTCTGGATAGTCGGAGAAACAAGATGCCGCTAAATTTAGCATCTCCTGGAATTGTAGTAAGGGAAGTTGATCTTACTCTGGGTAGAACTCAACCAGCTTCAGATAAAATTGGAGCAATTGTGGCACCTTTTGCGAAGGGTCCGGTAGATTTGCCAATTTTAATTCAAAATGAAAACGAATTATTAAATAATTTTGGAGAACCATATACCATAGACAAGCACTATGAGCACTGGTTGAGTGCATCTTCTTATTTGGCATATGGTGGAGCACTTCGAGTTGTAAGAGCAAATGATAATGATTTAAGGAATGGATTTGTAGGAACCGCAACTAGCGTTAAAATTGATAGTTTAGATCATTATATTTCTTTGGGGTATGATGATAATACTCTTACAGGCGTGACGGTTGCCGCAAAAAATCCAGGTTCTTGGTCTAATGGTATTAGTGTTGCCATTATTGATTCTAAAGTGGATCAAATCTTAAGTGGTATATCTACAACTTCAGTATCACAATTTACTGCCGCAATATCAAATAGAAGTGGAATATTAGTTGGTAGTGCAAGCACTGTAGCAATTACTACTACATCAGTTTCTGTTGGTCAAGAAATTAGATGCGATATTAGTGGAGTTATACCATCCGGATCTACTGTCACAGCAATTTCAACCGGAGTAATCACAATATCCAATGCTTCTTTACAGAGTTCTGATATTACTACGACTTTTGATTTTGGGACAACCTCAACAATATCTAATTCGTTACAAGTTGGTTACGGAGTAACTCAAACTGCTGTAGGTAAAGTAAATATTGGAATTGGAACAACTTCACTGCTGGATGGGTATATTAAAGGAATTATTACTGAAATTGGATCGAGTCAAATTGGAGTTAAAGTTTTAAGTCACGTTTCTGCAGCAGGAACAGAAACATTAAGAGACTATACACCATTTGGAGAATATTCTTTTACTTCATCAGGGTCACTTGGTATTCATACAAATTCTCAAACAACTTCATATGGAAGCACAACATATACCTCAAGATTAGATTGGTTCGATCAACAAACTATTAAATTGACCGGTGTTGGTCAAACAACCGGAACAACTATTAATTGGAATAATGTTGCACCAAAACCAGGAACTTCTTCATATGCATCTGCAAGAAATTCAAGATTTGATGAAGTACATTTAGTTGTAATTGACTCCGAAGGAAAAATTACAGGCAATTCTGGATCAATTCTCGAAAAACATTTGGGTATTTCTAAAGCATCTGATGCAGAATTTTCGGTTGGATCTTCTTCTTATTGGAGAAAGTATCTAGAAAATAACTCTGATTATATTTTTGGACTCAATTCTCCAACTGGTATCGTAACTACCGGATACAGTTCTGGATTTACTTTACAATCAGATGTTGGATGGAATCAAAATGCCGAGGGTGTTATTTTTGCGGCATCAGGATCTTCGACAAATGCTTTATCAGGAGGTCTTAATTATAGTGGAATAGCAACTATTACCACAGCAGGATCTCTTACGGCATCTATTGCCGAACTATCTGATGGTTATTCATTATTTACAACACCAGAAAATTATAAAGTAGATTTCTTGATTATGGGATCTGCCGCATATTCTCAACCATCTGCACAATCACTGGCTCAAAAACTCATTGCTGTTGCAGAATTAAGAAAAGATGCAATTGCATTTATTTCCCCATATAGAGGGGCAGCATTGACTGATACATCAACTCAAACTTCGGCAATTATTAATTCCACAAATACGATTACTAATAATGTAATTTCATTCTATTCACCACTCCAATCATCTTCTTATGCAGTGTTTGATAGTGGTTATAAGTATATGTATGATAGATTTTCAGATACATTTAGATATGTTCCATTAAATGGTGACATAGCAGGTATTTGTGCTCGTAATGATATTAATAATTTCCCCTGGTATTCTCCGGCAGGAACCTCCAGGGGTTCTATTCTAAATGCCGTTAAATTGGCATATAATCCATCAAAAACTGAAAGAGATCGACTTTATTCAAATAGAATAAATTCTGTCATCTTCTCTCCCGGAGCTGGTATTATTCTATTTGGTGATAAGACCGGGTTTGCAAAAGCATCGGCATTTGATCGAATTAATGTTCGCAGACTGTTTATTTATCTTGAGGATACAATTTCAAGAGCATCAAGAGATGTATTATTTGAATTTAATGATGAACTTACAAGAACTAATTTTGTAAATACTATTGAACCTTTCTTGCGTGATGTTCAGGCAAAGAGAGGTATATTCGATTATGTTGTTGTTTGTGACGAAACAAATAACACGGCAGCAGTTATTGATGCCAATGAGTTTAGGGCGGACATTTACATTAAACCAGCAAGATCGATTAACTTCATCGGTCTTACATTTATTGCCACCAAAACTGGTGTTGATTTTGAAGAAGTAATCGGAAACTTTTAATTAATCCAGAGGTTTTAAAACAATGGCAACTAGAAATCAGTTAAATCCACCACCTAAAAGAAAAATTACAGACTTTAAGAGTAAGCTGTCTGGTGGTGGTGCCAGAAGTAATCTCTTCGAGGTTGTTCTGTCCTTTCCGGATGCTGCTCCTGCTGATGCTAATGTTCTAGACAAATCTAGATTTTTGGTTAAATCTGCAGCAATGCCAGCATCAACCGTAACTCCATTGCCGGTTGCATTTCGAGGAAGAACTTTAAATGTTGCAGGAGACAGAACATTCGAAACCTGGACAATTACAATTATTAATGATACGGATTTTTTAATTCGTTCTGCATTTGAAAACTGGATGAATACAATAAACAAAGTTTCTGATAATACCGGCATTACTGATCCGGCACTTTATCAGGCAGATGCCTTTGTTTATCAGTTAGATCGTGATGGTTCAACACTAAGAGCATATCATTTTTATGATTTGTTTCCGACTAATATGTCTTCAATTCAATTATCATATGATACTGAATCAATTCAAGAATTTAGTGTGGAAATGCAAGTTCTGTGGTGGGAAGCAATTAAGGGAGATTCTGCCAAAGCTGGCGGTATAGACATCAACTAAATATAACATATTAAGAGTTTAATTTTATAAGATGGCAAAACTTTTTGGGTTTTCGATTGAGGATAATGAAAAAAAATCAAAATCAGTAGTCTCCCCCGTTCCTCCTAATAATGATGACGGGGTTGATCATTATATACAATCTGGTTTTTATGGCCAGACTATTGATATTGAGGGAGTTTATCGAACAGAATATGATTTAATCAAAAGATATCGTGAAATGTCACTTCACCCAGAATGTGAAGGTGCGATTGAAGATGTTGTGAATGAGGCAATTGTAAGTGATTTATATGATTCTCCTATAGAAATAGAACTATCAAATCTAAACGCAAGTGATAATCTTAAAAACGTAATAAGAAAAGAATTTAAATATATCAAAGAGATTATGGACTTTGATAAAAAGTCTCACGAAATTTTTAGAAATTGGTATATTGATGGTCGATTATTTTATCTCAAAGTGATTGATGTTAAAAAACCTGAGGATGGAATCAAGGATTTAAGATATATTGATCCTATGAAAATGAAATATGTGAGACAAGAAAAGAAAACTAAAAATAATTTTGGTCCAAATATATCCGTTCTTTCAAATTTAAATACAACTCAAATTGCATATCCGGAAATTGAAGAGTATTTCATTTATACTCCAACATCAACCTCCAACTATGCTCCAAGTATGCTCGGATCTTCAACCAAAGGTTCGGTAAAAATTGCAAAAGATTCAATTACATATTGCACTTCAGGTTTAGTCGATAGAACTAAAGGAACAGTATTATCATATCTTCATAAGGCAATTAAGGCACTTAATCAACTTCGAATGATTGAGGATAGTCTTGTGATTTATAGACTTTCTAGAGCACCAGAAAGAAGAATATTTTATATTGATGTTGGTAATTTGCCTAAGGTAAAGGCAGAGCAATATCTTAAAGAAGTTATGAGTCGGTATAGAAATAAACTGGTTTATGATGCGGCAACAGGAGAAGTTCGTGATGATAGAAAATATATGAGTATGTTGGAAGATTTTTGGTTACCTAGAAGAGAGGGTGGAAGAGGAACTGAAATTACCACACTTCCCGGCGGTCAAAATCTTGGAGAACTTGCGGATATTGAATATTTTCAAAAGAAACTTTATAGAGCACTTGGTGTTCCAGAATCAAGAATTGCCGGTGGTGGAGATGGATTTAATTTAGGTCGTTCATCTGAAATTTTAAGAGATGAACTTAAGTTTTCTAAGTTTGTTGGAAGATTGAGAAAGCGTTTCTCAAATATGTTTAATGATATTCTTCGGACTCAATTAATTTTAAAGAATATTGTAACTCCGGAAGATTGGGAGAATATGAGAGATCATATACAATATGACTTTTTATATGATAATCATTTTGCAGAACTTAAAGAATCTGAATTATTAACGAACAGATTATCTCTGGTTACATCGATGGAAGCATATATTGGAAAATATTACTCAACAGAATATGTTCGCAAAAAAATTCTTCGTCAAACTGATGTTGAAATTATTGAAATTGATAAACAAATTGATGATGAAATAGAGAAGGGAATTCTACCTGATCCAAATGCCGCTGTAGATGAAATGGGAAACCCAATCCCAGCAGGTGATGCCGGAGTTGCTCCTCCAGAAGATCCGGCACTCGGAGAAGTTCCAGAAGAACCTCTTGCCCCAGAACTTCCTCCAGAACCCAAAGGTGGCAAGATATAAATAGTCTTATAATAATAAATTATTTAAATGGAAGAAATTATCGATTTGATTGCAACAGATGGTCCTGCATCTGAAATATCTGACAAAATTAAAGAAGTGTTGTTTGCAAAGGCAGGTGAAAGAGTGATTGCCGCTCGTCCATATGTTGCTGCATCAATGTTTGGTGATAGTGAGGATCAAGAATAATGGCAATTAAGATTGTTCAAAATGTGAATAGAGTAACTGCAGTTGTAGGTTCTGCGACTACGAGCAATCCTATTGCCATTAAAAGTGGATATTTAAGAGTGTCTACTGGATTAACATCAATATATGTAGAGACTGGTGGAGATCCAATCGCCACCCCTAATTCTTTTCATATTTCACCATATGGCAGTGAAGTTTTAAAGGAAAGAATTGCCAGACAAAAAGTTGCAGGAATTACAACCGGAACATCAACTATTATTTCTTTTGATAATAATACAGGAAATCCATTTTTGGTTGGGGATTATGTCACCATTCAAAATGCCGAACCATCAGGAATTAATACCGAACATAAATTAGTGACTGGAATAACTGATGGTTCAGTAACAATATCCCACAATAGTTCTTCTATTGTTGGAGTTATTACCACAACTAATGCAAATCTTGCCAGAAGTGTCAAGGTAAGCGTGATTTCAGCATCTGCTTCTCAAGATGTAAGTATTACAGAAATCGTTCAGTTAGTCACCGAATAAAAATGAAACTCATCACCGAAGACATTCAACAAGTTAAGTTTATTACAGAAGGTAAAGGTCCATCTAAAAAAATGTTTATTGAAGGAGTTTTTCTTCAAGGTGATATTTGCAATCGAAATGGAAGAATGTATCCGATACAAACTTTAATGAAAGAGGTTAAAAGGTATAACGAATCATTTATTTGTAAGGGTCGTGCTCTTGGAGAACTTGGACATCCAGATGGTCCAACGGTCAATTTAGATCGAGTTTCTCATAAAATTATCAACCTAGAACAAAGGGGAAATAATTTTTTTGGTAAGGCACAACTTCTTGAGACTCCGATGGGTAAGATTGCCAAAGCTCTTATTGCCGAAGGAGTTTGTCTTGGTGTCTCCTCTCGTGGTGTTGGATCACTTCGAGTAACTCATCAAGGACATAAAATTGTTGGTGAGGATTTTATGCTTGCAACTGCGGCAGATCTTGTTGCAGATCCTTCTGCGCCAGATGCCTTTGTTCAGGGAATATTTGAAGGAAAGGAATGGGTTTTCGTAAATGGAAAACTCACAGAGGAGTTAATTGAAAAAACAAATCGTAAAATTAACACTCTAGTTGATCAAAAATTATTGGAAGAATATAAAACTCAATTGTTTGAAGATTTTTTAGCAAATCTTTAAATTATAAATAAATATAGATTATAACAAAAGATCTAAAAAAAATGTCCGTTGGTAGCAATTTACAAGAAATGGAAAACGTAGTAACCAAAGGCGCTTCACCTGCCGAACCAATGCAAAAATTGTCTGGAACAACTCCCGGTCAAACTGGTAGTTGGGAAGATTTAGGTGGACCAACTCCCGAAAATTATCGTCCAGATGATGATTCGGCAAAACTCAAAGATCCATCATTAACTCTTGCTCAAGTAAAGAATGTTGTGAATGCCAAGGCATCTGCAGCAGATGCTATGAAGAGCGTAAAAGAAGAAACAGAAGAAGATGAATGTGAGGAAGAAGAAGAAGAGGAAGATGAAAATCCTAAAAAGAAAAAAGTTAAAAAGAATATGAAGGAAGAATCAGAAGATGAATATGAAGATGAGGATGGAGAAGTAGAAGAAGACGAAGAAGAAGAAGATGGATTTGACGTTGAAGAAGATGTTCAGGCTCTTCTTGCCGGTGAGGAACTCTCAGAAGAGTTTCAAGAAAAGGCAAGAACAATCTTCGAGGCAGCAATTCGTTCAAAAATTGTTGACATCAAAGAAGAACTTCAATATTCCTACGAGAAGGCACTCGTAGAACAAATTGAAACAATCAAAGAAGGTCTTGAAGATCGTCTTGATGCTTATTTAGAATATGTTGCCGACGAGTGGGTTGCTGAAAATGCACTCGTTATTGAGCAAGGTCTCAAGACCGAAATGACTGAATCATTCCTACAAGGAATGAAAGGTCTTTTTGAAGATCATTATGTATCAATCCCTGAAGAGAAATATGATGTAGTTGAGAGTATGGTAGATAAACTTGATGAAATGGAAGAAAAACTCAACGAGCAAATTGAAAGAAATGTTGCTCTAAACAGAAGACTAGCAGAGTCCGTTGCTGATGTAATTTTTGCAGATATCTCAGAAGGTCTTGCACTTTCTCAGAAGGATAAACTCTCTTCTCTTGCCGTAAATGTTGAGTTTGATAGTGAAGAAAACTATCGTGAGAAACTGGTAACCTTAAGGGAGTCTTATTTCCCACATAACGCTGGTGCTCAAAGAGATGACTCTGAAACTTTGACTGAAAGTACCGATGTTCAATCTCATCAACCCCAAGTTGATGGAAGAATGGCATCATATCTTCAAACTTTAGGAAGAGTCGCCAAATAGTGATTTTTAAATCATAAACAATCAAACACAAAATTTAAAGAGGTAAAAACAATGCAAATGTTCAACACAGAATATTTGCAGGAGAAGTGGGCTCCAATTCTCGACTATTCGGGATTGGATCAAATCAAAGATTCTCATCGTAGATCTGTAACCGCTATCCTGCTAGAAAATCAAGAAAGAGAACTGCGCGAAGAGAGTGCTTTTCTTTACGAGACCCCAACAATGGGAACCGGATCTGGTGCCGGTGGTGCTGGATTTGGTGGTAGTGCTCAAGGTTTTAGTGCCGGTCCTACCGCAGGTTTCGACCCAGTTCTAATCTCCTTGATTAGACGTTCAATGCCCAATTTGATCGCCTATGATCTTTGTGGCGTTCAACCAATGAACGGTCCTACTGGACTTATCTTTGCAATGCGTTCGCGTTATAACAATCAAAGTGGAACCGAAGCATTCTACAACGAATCTAATTCCGCATTCTCTGGTCAGGATGCAGGATTTGATGTAACAACCGGATTTACAGGCGCTTCCGTTGGTATGGGTACAACTGCCCAAGGTTCAGGAACCAACCCATCAATCTTAGATGCAACTGCTGCTAATGAGCAGGCATATAACGTTGGTCAGGGTATGCGTACCGATAGTTCTGAAGCACTCGGAGATGCTGCAGGAAACAACTTTAATGAAATGGCATTCTCGATTGAGAAAGTCACCGTGACTGCAAAATCCAGAGCACTGAAAGCTGAATATTCATTAGAACTCGCTCAAGACCTCAAGGCAATTCACGGTCTGAATGCAGAAGCTGAACTTGCCAACATTCTCTCCACAGAGATTCTTGCCGAAATCAACCGCGAAGTTATTCGTACCGTTTATAAGATTGCCAAGCCAGGTGCTCAGGCAAACACTGCAACTGCCGGTACTTTTGACCTTGATGTTGATTCCAACGGTCGTTGGTCAGTTGAGAAGTTCAAGGGTCTTATCTTCCAAATCGAGCGCGATGCAAACGCAATCGCTCAACAAACTCGTAGAGGGAAGGGTAATATGATTCTTTGCTCCGCAGACGTTGCTTCGGCACTTGCGATGGCAGGAGTTCTAGATTACACCCCTGCACTGAATGCAAACTTGAATGTTGATGATACCGGTAATACTTTCGCCGGAGTTCTTCAAGGTAAGTATAAGGTTTATATCGATCCTTATTCTGCAAACGTGGCACCTAATCAGTTCTATGTTGTTGGTTATAAGGGTTCTTCTGCATATGATGCAGGACTCTTCTACTGCCCTTATGTTCCCCTCCAAATGGTTCGTGCCGTTGGTGAGAACACCTTCCAACCAAAAATTGGATTTAAGACTCGCTATGGAATGGTTGCCAATCCATTTGCCGAAGGTGCAACTCAAGGACAAGGAGCACTTACAACTAACTCTAACGTATATTATCGTCGCGTTCGCGTATCCAATTTAATGTAAGTCTCTCTCACATATCTTTCAGGGGAACCTTCGGGTTCCCTTTTTTTATACAAATAAATAAGAATAAAAAGATGAAGACTTTTAATCAATTTATAAAGGAAATGGATGAAACTACTCCTGATCCAAATCAACCAAGAACAGTTGGTCCAAAGAATACATTTCCAATGGATAAAACAACTCAAGATAATTTAAATAAGGCGGCAAAAACAAAAGGGGTAAAATTTCAACTCGAACCAGTAAATATTAAGTAAAATGTCTTGTTCATTTCCTGGCCAAATTGATAATAGAAATTTCCTATCTCCAGTAGGATTTAAATTTACTTTGGCAAAAAACTCAAAAGTTTCATTTTTTTGTAATTCGGCAAGAATACCAGAAATTACACTTTCTCTGAATACTCAATCAACATATTTAAAAGATATTGATGTTCCTGGAGATAAACTTACCTATGGTGACTTATCTTTAAGGTTCTTGGTAGATGAAAATTTAGAAAATTATATGGTAATTCATAACTGGTTGACTGGTCTTGGATTTCCAGAAACAACTCAACAATATGATGACTTAATCACAATTCCAAATGATCAAACACAACCACAAGACCCAAATAGTCTACTCACAAAATATTTTGATAGAACACAACCTCAAGATCCATTAAGAGGATTTAGTGATGGAAGTCTCTATATTTTGAATAGCAATTATAATACAACTGCGATTGTAAAATTTAAAGATCTATTTCCAATGTCATTAACTTCTTTAGACTTTGATGCAACTCAAACAGATATTCAATATTTTACGGCAGATGTAAATTTCAAATATACTGTGTATAATATTCTAGGAA